GAAAATGTCGATTTAACTTTAGCAGTTGCAACAGGTTCTGTTGACTATTTAACGACTGTTACTGACTTTGGTATTTCTGTTAGAGACTGGTTGACAAACGCGTATCCGCGTTGCCGTGTTGAATCTGCACCTCAGCTTAATGCTGCGCATTCTTCGGATAATGTTTTTTATCTTTACGCAGAGCAGATTAACGACATGTCCACAGATGGCGGCCGAACCTTTTTACAAGTTGTGCCTACCAAGTTTCAAGTTTTAGGTGTGCAGCAACTTGCTAAGGGATACGAAGAAGATTACTCAAATGCGACTTCAGGCGTAATGTGTAAACGTCCGTACGCTATGGTTAGATACTTTGATATCTAAAACATGAGGTGCTAGATGACATTCTATGTTTATTCGAAAGCGGATAGTGATTCATACTATTGTAAGTATGCTAAAGATCGTATCGAGAAAAAGGTATTGATCAAAGCAGGCTTCGACGTAGATAAAAAAAGATATAAAGAAGGCGTCTTAACGATTGTCAGTGATGAAGACATGGTAATTTTAAAAGACAATAAATCTTTTATGCGACATGTTGAGAACGGTTTTATCACTTATTCTAAAGAGAGTCCGGAGAAAGAATTATGACATACTACGTGTGTTCAACCGCAACTAACAGTACTTACTATTGCATGTATTACCCGACCGAAAAAGGTCAAGGTCTTAATCGCATTCAAAAAAGAGTGTTGATCAATGGTGGTCACGGTGTCGCGAAAAATGCAGATAATGTAGGTATTTGGACTCCGAATGGCGTGACTACGGCTGTAAGCGATGAAGACATGGCGTTTTTACAACAAAATGAAACTTTTATGCGACACGTTAAAAAAGGTTTTATCACCTTTTCTAAAAAACAAAAGTCTGAAGATAAACTTACGGAAGATATGAACCCGAAAGATCGATCGGCTCCCTACACTATGAGCGATTATGCAAGAGGGGACTATTCAGAAGATGAAACGCCAACACTTAAAAGAATCAAGATAGTATGACGACGATAGTTTTTAACTATTCTACGTTTATCGCATTGTTTCCAGCGTACTCTAACGCAGCGAAGTATTCACAAAATACTTTGCAAGCGTTTTGGAACAGTGCGATAAATTACGTGTCGGATATTGATGGGTGTGGAAATGTTCAAGGTGATACTCGAGATTATGCAATCAATTTGATGACTGCGCATTTAACGTATATTTCCGATTTGATAGCTTCGGGAACGATACCGTATCTTGTGCAAAACTCGACAATTGATAAAATAACCGTGGGATTAACACCCCCGCCTTTGAAAAACCAATGGCAGTGGTGGCTATCAACCAGTCCTTACGGGCAACAGTTGCTAGCATTGTTACAAGTTAATTCAGCAGGTGGGTTTTATATAGGGGGCAGCGCGCCTCGCGCAGCATTTGGATATCAAGGTGGCTCGCTATGGCCGTCGAATTAAAACGCATAGAAAGTGTCATAAAACGGACTATATTAAATTCCGTTAAAAACATATCGGATAAAGCGGTGAAAGTAGGTTGGATAAATAAAGCAACATACGCGGATACGAATGTAACAATAGCAGAAGCGGCAGCAACTAATGAATACGGCAACCCTTTTAAGCATATTCCTGCGCGATCATTTATGCGCACAACGATCGTAGAGCAAGAGAATGTGTGGCGTTCTCAACTAGAAAAAGACGCGATAAATATTATTCACGGTCAGATGACAATTGAAAATTCGCTAGAAAGAATAGGTTTAATCGCAGCGGGGGATATACGTAAAAAAATAGCGGAAATATACGAACCGCCGTTAAGCCCGGTCACTATTTACAATCGTTTGCATCGAAAAAATAATAAAAAAACGATAGGGGCGCTAGACAAGCCACTAGTAGACACGGGTGTAATGTTAGGTGCTCTGACGAGCAAGGTAGAATCAGTATGATACCTGGTCAAAACATTTTAAAAATGGCACTCAGTGTTATAGCGAAACAAACAGTTTTATACTATAAATTCGCGGGTCGATCGCTTAACGCTGTAGGGCAAGACGTGACAACGTATTCCAGCCCGTTTGTAATTGTTGGCAGTTTTCAACCCGTGCCTAAAAGATTATACGCGCAGTACGGACTAGATTTTCAAAAATCGTACTATACATTCTATACATCCAATCCGATTTTAGATGTTGAAAGAAAAGTTTCAGCCGATCAAATCGCATATAACGGACAACGTTTTCAATGCGAATCGAATACGGATTGGTTTAGCATTGACGGTTGGAAAGGTGTTTTATGTGTGTTCCTAGGTCAAGACACCGGTAATAAATCTATATTCGGTTTCTCAGCTAATAACCAGAATTTCGGTAACGGTGCGTTTGCATCGGCGGAAACTTAATGGCCGTTAAAACAGATAATCAGCTATATCAAATTATTTTGCCGATTATAAATAATGGACTGGTAGCGGATGGATTCAAAAACGTTTTAGTAAAGCAAGCTAATCAGCCGACACAACAAGGCGTTCCTAATTCTCCTACCGTGTTTATCACTAAACTTGCAGATAAAAGGTACGGATTTTTAGGACGATTAAACGTATATGACGAAATAGCGAGTACGATAACGCATACGGAAACTCAGTATTATGAGACAACGTATCGAATTTCAGGCTTAGTACTTCAATATCCGAACGTCATATCTAACTATACAGCCGCTGATTTGATAAAGGAAGTGTCAAGCATAATGCAAAGTGATAATACTCGCGATATACTCAATGCATCAGGAATTGGAATTTTAAGAATTAAGGATATTGTTAATTCGTATTTTACAGACGACAAAGATAATTTTGAAGCGATACCTTCGTTTGAATTTACACTAACATATCTAAACACACGTGTTAACAGCGTGCCGATTGTAAATACTTATGTAGTAGACATTGAAGGAGTTTAAGAATGACTATATCGTTTAATCGATATGTGAATATCGTGTCAGGGATCGGCGCAGGCGTCACGGTTGCGCAAAGAGAATTAGTTGCACGTCTATTTACAAATAACCCGCTTTTACCTCCACAGTCTTTCATTTCATTTACCACTGCTGCTGAAGTGGCGAGCTATTTTGGATTTCAATCAGAAGAATACCAAAGATCGTTGTTTTATTTTTCGTGGATTAGTAAAAACACTACAACGCCACAATCGATTCAATTCGCAAGATGGGTAAATGTTGCGTGTGCTCCGCGAATCTATGCGATCGCAGGAGTTACTCAAGTTTTAGCAAATTGGACAGCCGTAACCTCGGGTTCGTTTGTTTTAACTATGGGCGGTTTTACCTTTACGCTTTCGGCTTTAAATTTTTCAGCAGCAGCAAGTCTGGCAGCGGTTGCAACTGTGATTCAAACTGCAATACAAGCAGAAACGGGCGGTGGCGCGTTGTGGACAAGTGCGACTGTTACGTATGATTCAGTGCGTGGCGGATTTGACCTAGTAGGGGGTGCAGCAGGTGCAGCAGTTATTAACGTATTATCCGGCGGTGGCGGGACTGACATTACTGGTTCTGGCTTTTTGGGTTGGCTGCCTGAACAAACCGGAGTGGATGGATCGTATATTAGCGGAGGCGCGATTTGGGCTAATGGATCTGCTGTTGAGAGTGTTACGCAGACTTTAACAAATTCAGCAACTGCATCTAATAATTTTGGTTCATTTGGTTTCTTAACAAATTTAAATGTCACAGAGCAAAATGTTATTGATGCGGCAAACTGGAACAAAAGTCAGAATGTGCTATACATGTATTCGCAAGCAGTATCGGTTGCTAATGCGAGCGCGTGGGCAACTGCACTTGCGTCGATCGGCGGCGTGGGATTGACTTTATCTCCGTCAATTACTTTTCAACTGACCGGTACTTTAACATCAAGCTCTAATCAAGTTACTAATTTAACATCTAACGCTAATGTCACAGTTGGCATGCCTATTGCTGATGCAGCGAGTGATTTGCCAGCAGGAACAATCGTAACGGGATTGATAGGCACCACAGGATTAACGCTATCTAATAATTCGTCTGGAACTTCTACGGAACTTCTAACGTTTAGCAGTTTGCAATTTCCTGAAATGTTTCCCGAAATGATCATGGCTGCAACTAATTATAGCGCTTTTAATTCCGTGCAAAATTATGAGTTTCAACAAGTGGCAGGATTAACGCCGAGTGTTGCAGATGATGTAGATGCTAATGCATATGATGCGTTACGGATTAATTATTACGGTGTTACACAAACTGCGGGACAGTTGATTGCGTTTTATCAAACCGGCGTGTTGATGGGTCTGGCAACTGATCCAGCTGATATGAATGTTTATGCGAATGAAATTTGGCTGAAAGATGCAGCGGGCGCGCAAATCATGTCGTTGCTGTTGAGTCTCGGTCAAGTTCCGGCAAACTCACAAGGGGTTGGATTAATACGAACAATATTGCAAAGTGTTATTTCGCAAGCAATAAACAATGGAACGATCAGCGTCGGTAAAACTCTTAACACAGTGCAGCAGTTGTATATCACATCAATCACGGGTGATCCGCAAGCTTGGTATCAAGTGCAAAACAGTGGGTATTGGTTAGGCGTCGTGATCACGCCTGTTGGCTCAAACCCGATTGTGTATCAAGCGACATATACTTTAGTTTACAGCAAAGACGATGTTATTAGAAAAGTTAATGGCGTACATACCCTAATTTAAAGGATTAGAACATGGAAAATATTTCAGGTTTTGGACTAGTCGTTAGCATTTTAGCATCGAATAGTTTCCCGGTGGGACTACTTATATCAGATTTTGCAGACGATTCTGATCCGTTCGATTTCCCAGTTTTGCAAATTGGCGATAGTGGGATGGGGCTCAACGGCGATTTAGTTGTGTGGCAAAAACCGAATCCGATTAAAGTCACGTTGAATGTTATTCCAGGTAGTTTTTCGGATATCAACTTAGCAATTCTATTAGAAGCGAATCGCACAGGTAAAAATAAATCAAGCGCAAGAGACGTGATTACGATGACGGGCATATATCCCTCAGGAAACATTGTTGTTTTAGAAAATGGGTTTTTAACGGACGGTATGCCTGCAAGTTCAGTCGCAAGTGCTGGACGTTTGAAAACTAAACCCTATAGCTTTAGCTTTGAAAATAGGGTAGGTGGATTATGATTCCCTTACTAGATCCGAAAGAGATAATGATAAAAGATAGCACTTATATTATTTCTAAATTTGACGCTATATCAGGTCGTAAGATAGTAACGCAGTATCCGATGACAGCCGTACCGAAGATTAATACGTACTCTGATAACGAAGCGATTATGCTTGAGTTAATGTCTTTTGTTGCAGTTAAAATAAATGATGCGCCTTTTAGACTAACGACAAAAGAATTAATTAAAAACCATGTGCCTGACTGGGAAATTTTAATGAAATTAGAATCTGAAGTGTTGGAGTATAATTGCAGTTTTTTGCAAAACGGGCGCCTCTCGAATTTATTCGACGATTTCGCCCTGAGAGTCCAACAGTGGATTTTAAAAACGTTGACGGCTTCATCGGCGCAATCGTCAGTTCCGGAAAAGCCACCCTTAACGAATTAAAAACTATTTACACATTAGAAGAAGCATTTGATTTGTGGGAAATAATAGCGGTTACTAAATACAACGAATATTTAGCGATAGAACATGGTAAAAAATCACAAGAGCGCAGGTAATTGCTATGTCTGTTTTTGAAACGTTTTATTTGCTATTTAAATCTGATACCTCAGATTTAAAAAAAGGCACCGAAGAAGCAGAGAAAACAACTGAAAAGTTGCAAAAGTCGCTTAATGCAGTTGATAGAAATGTTTTAAACGTTGGACAAAAATTCTTAGGATTAGCTACATCGTTCGCAAGTTTAGTTGCATCCGTTTGGTCTGCGCATGAAATTTTAATGAATTTCAAAGAAGCAGAACAATATTCCACGTCTCTTAGTAAAGCATCTCAAGTATTAGG